CAGTGTATGGCGATTCAGGAGCGTGAAAAAATAAGCGTTAATTGGGAGTATGACGATTGGCCCTGATCGAAGAAGCGTTGAAGGCGTATCTCGTCGCAAGCACGGCGGTCAATGCTCGATTGAGCGGCCGCATCTATCCGAGCGATGTAGCCCCGCAGGGATTGCTCGATGCGGCCGGCACGCCGGTGGAATACATGACGTATCGCGAAGTCGGCAACCAATCGAACGGATATCAGGGCGGCAGCGGCACAATCGAAGAAACGCTTTTCTCGCTGACGGTGTTTGCGGCAACGGCCAAAGCTGCGTCGGAAATCATGGAACTCATCCGGCTTCGCGTGGACAACAAGCGCGGAACAATTGGAACCGGCAGCGAGACGGCGACAGTATTGACTATGCGGCTTGGCGAATCGCGGGCCGCGCCGGAGCCGCCGAACCCGGCACAGGAAACCACGATTTATTCGAAGTCAAGGAACTTGATGATTAAGTACCGCGCGACAGCGGCGACGTACAGCTAAGGAGTCACGGACATGGCACAGTTAACACAAGACGTATTGAGCGGCGCAACGGCGGTATTTACGACCAATTCGTTTGCGGCTCTTCTTAAAAACATTTCCATTCCTGAAATCAGCGTCAACGATTGCGAGACGACTTATCAAGGCTCGGCGGCCGGCACGGACCTTGCAAAGAAGTGGCGGACCTACGTTCCCGGTGACTACATCGAGGGCGGCGAGTTCACCGCTGATTTCTATTTTGACGCAAGCCTTATCCCGCCTGTCGGCAAATATGCGTCAGGTTCAACCGTGGACATTATGACAATCACGTGGCCTTCCGCCTCAACATGGGTGTTCAACGGCTACATGAAATCTTACGGCGGGGATGCTCAAGAATTGGACGGCATCATGATGGTGACGGCGACTATCAAGGTTGCCGGCCCCATCGAAATCACAACATAGCAAGGGAGTGAGTGTAATGGTGTCGGCTGAATTGTTGCTAAACGCCGTTGAAAAATCCGGCCTTGCCGAAAAGGTTGCGCCAGTCGAACTGCCGGAACTCGGCACGGACGAAAATGGCAACCCGTATGTGGTCTATGTCTGCGCGGTTCGCGGTGATCGGTTCAAGCAAGTCCTGCGACACATGAATGCGGTCAACACTTTGAACGACGAGGGCCGCGCCCTCGCGCTCGGGTGCATCGCGCTTGCGTGCGACGAGAAAGGCGAACCGATTTTCACCAAGGACCATTTGCCGCAACTGCTCAAGTGGCCCGTGCTGCTCACAAATCGAATTATGAAAGCTGGGCTCAAGCTCAACGGCATGGATACGGAAGCACAGGACGCGATTGAAAAAAACTAAGGAACGACAGGCTCAGATATTTCCAACTGATCCTGTCGCGTGAATTTGGAGTCTTGGACCCGGATGAAATCTTCGCACGCATCGACATGGGGACATTCATGGAGTGGTACGCATTATATCGAGTCGACCCGTGGGGCGAGCGGCGTGATGACATGCGGGCGGCAATGTCAACGATGCAGCTTGTCGCTTCGCGAATGACGAAAAAGCAGGCTGGCAGTTTGAAGTTCAAGGATTTCCTTTACACCCCGCCGATTGACGTAGAGCCGCAAAATGACGCGGCAATCGAAGCCAAGGCGATGATGTGGGCAAAGACGCGAAACGCGGCCAACACGAAAGGGAAAGTGAAGTAACGTGGCAGGCGCAAACGTAATACGAACACTGGCCCTTAACTTCGTGGCCCGAACTACGGGGTTGACGAAGGGCTTTAAGAAAGTCCAACGGGAGCTTTCTTCCTTTATGGGGTTCGCATCCCGTATTGGCGGAAAGATTGCCGCTGTCGGCGCATTACTTGGCGCATCGCTTTCCGTCGCATCCGCCGTCGCAATGGTCAAGTCTCAAATGAGCGTCGTGGACGCGCTCGCCAAGACATCCGACCAACTCGGCATTGCAACAAAAGACCTTGCCGCATTTCAATTGCAGGCCGATCTAGCGGGCGTCAGTTCGGAACAGTTCTCAACTAACATTCGCAAGATGATTCGTTCCATTGCGGACGCGGCGGAGGGAAGCAAATCCGCACGCGCCGCACTCGGGTCAATTGGCCTTGACCCCAAACGATTACAGGCTCAATCCGTCAAGAATGCCTACCTCGATATTGCGGACGCCATTGGAAGCGTAACGAGTGCGCAGCAACGCCTCGACATCGCGACCCAACTCTTCGGACGCGGCGGGCAGGGCATGATTTCCATGATGCTCGATGGGCGCGGCGGGTTTGCGGACGCGGCCAAGAACGCCAACGCCTTCGGGCTTGCAATCAGTCGCATCGACGCGGCAAAGGTGGAACAGGCAAACGATGCAATCACGCTGGCGAGTTCGGCCATTGCGGGAATTGCTCGAGTGGCGGCTGTTCAGTTTTCTCCCGCAGTCGAAGCAATCGCAACGGGCTTTGCGAATTGGGCATCCAGCGGGACAAACGCCGTCGATGCCGTCAACGCTGCATTCACTGTTGCATTGGGAACCGTCAAGATATTCGCGGGAACGATTCAGGGGCTTGGCGACCTGGCTCAACGGCTATTGGTGACGTTCTACGGAATCCGCAACGCGGTCGCGTGGCTTAGCGGCGGCACGTCCATTGAAATGCAGAATGAACTATCGCAGGCAATTATTGATTTTGACCGGATGCAAAACGCCCCGCGATGGGTGGATCAAGTCGACGCCTTCGCAAAGCGGGCTCAGGCGTCGTCAACCAAGACCGCAACGGCAACAGCCGCGAGAAACAACGGCCTCGAAATCCAAGAGGAAAACAATCAACTGCTTCGGCAGATTGCCCGCAACACGCGAACCGTCGCGGATCAGGGCAGCGACACGGTGAATTTCTAAATGGCAGTCCTAACCGTACATGAACATTTCGGCCGCGCGACACGCGACAATCCGACCATCTCGGAGCGCGTGCGGATGTTGCTTGTCACGACGGATAGCGACAGCGACACAGATATCACCGTTGGCGCGAGCGTTCTTGTTCCACAAATCGGCAACGAACACCCAAACGATGCGACGGCAAGCCTTCGCGAGCGGTTCATTGAACCGGCCTATCCCGGCGAATCGCTCAAGCTCTGGATGGTGACATGCGTTTATCGCGGCGCGGAAAGCACTGTCGCGGATCGGTGGAAATGGTCAACAGGCTGGACGCAAAAGGTCGCCCGCGTTGCGTACTACTATTTCCCCGATGAGCCGGGACTGCCGGGTGGGTGGGCTACGACTAAATCGGCAATAACTACATCGGCCATCGGCAAGCTGCAAACGCCGATTGAGTATGCGGAGCCGTATCGAATTCTCACAGTAACGCGAAGCATGACGTTGGAAGATTATCAGGACATGCTTCCGAATATCCATGCGTGTCTTGGCGGCACTGACGGGCAAGGCACGGTCAATCAAATCGAATTCAATTATCAGGGGCAGGAATATCAACCGGGTGAAGTTCGATTTGTTGACGAGACTTCCGAACCGCTCAATTCGGAAGATGGGGCGTCATCCCTGATTTCCACCACGTTTACATTCAACATTCGCGTCGGCGGATGGGCGGACCTTGTTCCCGATGAGGACGTGTGCGAATTACAGGCATTCGATGAGGGCGGCGACACGATTTGGAAGCGCGTGCCGATTCTCAACGGTGACGCTACGCGGGCTTCGACGCCATTCCCGCTCGACGGCGGCGGCTCTGTTTTGGAGATGCCAGAGGAAACGTTGTTTCAAGATATTGAATTCGTAAACCTAAAATGGCTTATCTATGACTCAGTTCCCTATTCACTGATAGGGTTTTAAGAGGTGCGATTATGTCTCAGACATTGATTGAAGGAACGCCGATTACGCTTCGCGGTTCTGTCATCGTTGACGGCACAATAGGACTGCCCGCTTCCTCGGTCGTGAATGCGAGCGTATCGGCATCGGCTGCAATCGACGCGAGCAAGCTGGAGCATCGCTTTCGCGCCCTTTACACGCAGCCGAATACGACCGCCACAAGCGTAACGGAAACGATCTACATCGCGGAAGCGGCTGGAACGGTCAACCTTTTTGAAGCCGGCTCAATCGTCGCGTGCATCGGTGCGGCGACGGTAACGGTGGACCTAAAGAAAAACGGGTCAACCATTCTTTCCGCCGTCATCACCCTTGATAGCGCGAACACGGCCTACGTCGTGGAATCAGGAACAATCAATTCAGCGGCCTATGTCGCGGGCGATTGGTTCACTATCGTAACCGTAGCGACCGCAGGCGGCGGCACGATTGCCACCGGCTTCGCGTGTGTCGCAGAATTCGAGGAAGCAGAATAATCAGGCATGGCTAGGCTTTCCAATAAGTCTGTGGAAAAAGTAGCGACCACGGTTAAGCGCGTCTCGATGATGCCTCAACCGAGGCCGACTATTGGCAAGCCGCAGAATCATCAGATTGCCGATGAGTTCTATGCGATTCTCGTCGGCGAAGGACCGGACGGCGAAGCGGATTTCAGCGACCATCGCTATTGGTTCAAGGCGTGCGTATGCGTCAACGATAATGACGGGGATTTGATAAACGACAACTTCCGGCGCGAGGCGATTGAACTGGCGACCGGAATCGGCGACAACGCAAACATCTACAACATTTGGGCATCGGCTTCACACTTCGGCGAATCGTCCGAAGAGACGCACGACTTGCCAACAGATGGCACGCAGCAAGTTCTAATCAAACTGCTTTACGACGTTCCAACCGGAACGCGAAGATTTTTTTTTTGGGTGAAACCGCCAAGTCAATCGCTCCCGATCGGCGGCGAATTTACCGGCGCGGGAAGCAAGGCCGCAACATCTTTCATCGCAGACGGCGGATCGGCATGGAATCACACTTACGAATCAAGCCCCCCAGACCCCGGCGGAATCTCATACGATGGAATCGTTTTCGATGGAGTGATATACCGTTGTGGCATCTTCGATTTGAGCGGCTCAAGTAACGAGCGGCTTATCAAATGGAACGGAACCGACTGGGTGGCAGTCGCGGGCCACGACCTCGACCAGATTTACTGCTTTGAAATCTTCAATGACCTGCTCTACATGGGCGGCCAGCGGCTCACGGCGGGCGACAATGTACGGACGTATGATGGATCGTCATTCGGCAACGCGACGGGAGCGTTAGGCGTTTCGACGATTTATGTGCTTTACGATTGGAACGGCACGCTCATCGCAGGCGGCATATCCGCGGGCGGCGAAGCGGCGACTTACAATTCCATCCAGCAACTTAGCGGCGGTAGCTGGGCCGTCATGGGCAGTGGCGTCTTACAAGGCGTCGGCCCCGGCACGGTGCGGGCCTTGCTCGACTGGGACGGCGATTTACTTGTCGGTGGCAATTGGGACGACGCGGGCGGGGTCACGACGGATAACGTGGCCTACTGGGATGGGAGCTGGCATTCCATCGGCGGCGGTGTTGGCGGGGCAAGCAGCATCGTCCGTGCGTTCGTTATCTTCAACGAAGAACCGGACCTTGGCGGGATATATTTTGCCGGGCCATTCTGGCATAATCTTCAGTGGACAAGGGTAGTTACACGCCAACTTCAAACGTTGGACCTCACAAACGACTTGAAGGGAAAGACAACACCCTGCACTCACTCCCATGCGCTTTACGTTGTTAGTGGCCCCGCA